GCAAAATTATCTTCAATCATTGTCATTATTTTATCTATATCTTTAACTGCACTTCTATCTTCTCCCATATATTCAAGAGCTGCATAAAATGTTGATATAGTTTCACCTTTTCCACCAGAAGCAAGTTGTGAACCACCAGCTTTTTTAAGAGATATATTATATTTTGAAGTATACATATCTGTTTTGGGGGTTCCATTAGTTCCCCCCCATTCTAACCATGAAGGGCTAAGATTTTTCTTTCCACCACCGCCGCCATATTGTGTCATTGCAGTAGACATTTTTAATTTTGTATTAAAAGAGGTTGCTACTCTAAGAGCAGCTTCACCATAAGTAGGATAAAATTTCTGTGCCGCACTGGTAGCACCTTTATCCGATCCACCCACAAGTTCATTATATTTGTCTGTGATTAAATTTTCCCAATCAGCTCCTTTTGGGTCTGGAGTTCCTTCTTTTGGTGTACCTTGACCATAATCGTAAGCTCCAGGCTTATTACTTTTTGCATCCCCTCGTAAAATAGATTTGGCATTAGTTTCAATCCAAGCATTTATCTCTTTTTTTGCCGATTTTGCTGTATCACCACGAATTTTTATTACAAAATTTTCGGGATCACCAGCAATAATTCCTTTACCATCATCAACAGATGGTGAATATTCTTTTTTCAAATATTTTAATAATTTTTTAAGTTGACCAATATATCCTCTAGGAATATTGCTTTGTCCTTTAAGGAATTTAGTTATATCTTTTTCAGAAGAAATTGGTGTAGTATATGCTTCAGTTAAAAATGACTGAACTTTATCGACAGGGGGAGTATAGGATTCGTTTCGGGGTTTAACTTGCCGAACGTATTTTTGCAAACTCATCAATTTCTCCATGCATACGAATGTTTTAACTATTTATATAACAGAGATGCTGATAACTGTCAGTTTATACTTGCCAGCCGTCACCAAAATCAGATTTGTCAAATACTGGTTCTACAAAATCTTCTTGACCGCTATCTACTATATTATTTTGTTCAGATAATTTAATATCAAAAAGTTTCATCTTTGCTCTGTCCAATCCAACCACAAATCGTTTATTAATAGTGGGATCATTATAACGATTCTTCAATTGTTTTACTGCAATCTGATTTAATTCATCGAGCTCTTCACTTGATATGAGTGCAAACATGAGATCAGCCGTAGCAGGCAGCCCAAAACTCTCTGATGTATCTTCCAAACCAATGTCGCTTGAGACAAATCCACTCCTAGTTGTCTGTGTCGCCGACATAATAGGAACATTAGTTTCAACTGCAAGGCCCCTAAGTTCCTCGGCAATGGCCTTGATATACATGTATGAATTGACATTAGTAGCTCCCTTAAATCTGCTTGACGAACAAATATTCAAATAATCTATAAAAATAATATCAGACTTAAATGATTTCTTAATTGCAAGTTCTTTAATCAGTCCTCTAAAATGTCCAGAGTGAGCTGATGCTGTTGGATATTCTTTAACAATTAGTTTACCAGAAGTTGATTTAATAATATTAGCAATCTTGTTATCAAACATCTGCTTGGGTAAGTCATGTAAATCTTCCATAGAAATGTTCATAAGGTTTGCATCAATACGTTCTGCGATACGTTCTTCTGCCATCTCTAAAGTTATATAAAGTACGTTTTTACCTTGTGATAAACAGTTTGCTGCAACATGACACATAAACAAAGATTTACCTACACCAGTGCCAGCAAGCGCAATATTTAACGTCTTTGGAGGAAGTCCACCTTTAGTTATTTTATTAAAAAATTCTAAATCAAAAGGAATCTTCTCCTCTATTTTGTGATAGTAATCAAAGCGAGACTCTGAATCGACCAAATAATCATGGCCAACGCTATTATCAAAACCCACAGCAAGGGCGTCTGTAAGAATGTTAGGAATAGAATCTGGGCCTCTGTTCTTATCTTTCCCATCAATGATAGAAATGCCTTCCACAATCGCATTGTATACCGCCTTATCTTTGCAAAATTGTTCAGTAGTATCTACCAACCAATCAAAGTCTACATCAGTAGAATTTAATGTTTGTATAACCGCAACAATTTTTTTATATTCTTCTTCGTTTAAATCTTTTCTTCCTTGTACTTCAATCTCTAAAGAAGTCTGTGTAGGAATCTTATTATATTTGTCTACAAACTTTATTATCTCTTCAAGTACTGTTCTTTCTATCTTATCAGAAAAATAATCTCCCTTCATAAAAGGAAGAACTTTTCGAGCATATTCTTCGTTAGTTACAAGTTGTGTGAGAGCTGTTCGTTCAATGGTCTGGGACATAACCGAGTTTGTTCCCCTTTAATTGTTCATCTATAATATCTACCAGAATATCACCAATAAGAGTAAAAAAGTCTTCACCAAACTCTTCTCTTGATATTCCTACATTATCTATTATATCATATTCAAACCGAAAAGGCAAGGTTCCATCATCATTTTCTTTTTCTGGAACAGACACTTTTCCATAATTATATATCACGCCATTAAACTTTCCACCTTTAATACAAATAGAAGCCCATTGAGCCTCTGCTTGAGAAACAAACATATATTTACTTTTTATATCAGACATAGTGCAAATAAGTGCCTGCGATATATTTTGGCCCATTTATTGGTTTTTCTGCTGCATGAATCCACGGCCAAAACGGAGGAAACATTATCAAGGAACCGCGTTTGCAAGGAGATATAAGTTCATCCCCCTTCATAAGAAATTTAGTTCGACCACCTTCATTATCATTAAGATAAACAAACGTAATTAAAAATCTTTTAGCAGTTTTATAATCAAGCACATCTACATGGTCAGGAAACTCATCTGTCGTATCTGACATATATCTTTTCATCTTAGGGGGTTCTACACCAAAATTCTCTGGCCACTGAACAGGTTGCACATCACAATCTTTTTTATATTGTTCAACATGTTCCATAATAACATTTACCAAAAAATTTACATCATCTTTCCAAATAGTATCAGGCGAATGTAACAAATTTATTTGTGTTAGGGTGGCTCCACGGCCGCAATCTTGAACTTCTTGATGTTCTGTATCAGATTCAAATCTATCAACAAATTCTTGACATTTTGAATCAGAAATAACATCAGTATAAATTTTAGCACAATTAAACATCAATTCTCAGTCACTTCTAGCATATTTAAATTCTGTTTCTGCTGCTATTTCTAAATCGTGCATAACCTCTTCTGTAAAATATGTTTTCGGATTATTTAAAATAGTCTTACCAAATTGTTTGGAACCATCAGGAAGTTCATATCTCGTAGACACTTTCTTGAAAATTTCATACTTCTCTGCAAGTTCCAATAGGCCGTAATATCTATCAAGTCCTTTATCATATGTCAACCGAACATCAACTATTTTATTTTCTTTTGTTAAACGAGATTTATGATTCTTACAATGAATAATATTACCGATTACTTCTGTTCCATCCTTTTCTTTTTTTCTAGAAAGGTATATAATAGTAGACGCTGCATATTTGAGTCCAGAACCACCGCCCATTTCCTTTTGAGGAAACATGCTACCAACGACATCATAAGTATGATTTGTAACTACCATAGGAACCTTGGCCCGTCCTAGTTTCAAAGTCAATACGCGAAATGCAGCTTTGAGAACTTGTGCTCTTGTCATATCTCTTGTCTCTTTACCTTCTGCTGTATCTTCTACTTCTTTGGTTGTAGATAGCATACCAAGAGAATCAAGACATAGAAACAGAGGTTTTCTATCTGCTTCATTTTGTATAAGATATGAGTCCAGAACTTTTAATGCCTGAGTACGAAATTCTTGTACGGTAGTAACAGGCATCATAACCATGCGTTTAGCATCAATACCACGATCTATGACCATCTGTTTCGTAATAGCACTTTCACTCTCAAAATATATAACGCCAGCATTTGGGTCTTTGTCGAGAAAGTTCTTTACAATTCCCATAAGAAAATAAGTTTTACCTGTTGCAGATTCCCCTGCAAGAGCGGTTATTTTATTTGATGCAAGCCCACCATTAAGAGAACCCGAAAGAAGAGCATTGAGAATATATGATCCAGTATCAATAAAAGAGTCAACATCTCCAGCTTCTACTCCGTCATGTACTATTGAGGCATATTCATTCCCAACTTCTTTAATTATACTCTTTAAAAAATCTGTCATGTATTATATATCTCCTACTTAAAAATTAAACTCATTTTATCGCAATTGCACCGATAAAAAGATGGTTCTGCCAAAATGATTGAATAGCCTTGAAACCAGCCTGATCCAACATATCCTCAATTTCACACCAAGAATTTGGTTTTAACATATTTTGTAAAACTTTCTCTTTATCCATTATATCATCATATGGAAACTTTTGATTCTTAAATTGGTAGTATATTGTTCGTAACATATTCTCAATCCGACTATGACTAGTATCAATCTTCTCTGCAAAGATAAATGCGCCACCTTCATTTAGTCCACCATATACATTCTGGATTACTTGTGACCTAGAAGCGTATGGCATAAACTGTAGAGTGAATAGAGATGTTACTAGAGAACAATTATCAAATTCATAA